ATCCAGTCCTAAAGTTTTACACACAGCGAAAAAGTTATCGTGAATACACTGAGGACCAGCACTATCATCGCCATATAACACACATCGATCCAAACTCTGGAAACTAGTGTCAGCATCTAATCCGGATTCACGGAATGAACAATAATAAACAAAAGCATTTAAAATTGTGTTCCCAATCGTTGTAACTGCTGAGCCTGAAACCATTGTACCGTCGATCTGGTATTTGACGCCGCACTTGGTCTTCCCGCGACCACCGATCTCTGATTCGAACCAACGCTCCAATCGTCGGATAGATTCTTCATCTACACACAATTTTCGCATGACTCGGAGAACGATGCGTCGAAGCTCCTTATTCTGAGTTCCATCAAACTTCCCATAGTCCGCTCCGAAATATTTCTTGCTTTTAGTAACTTTGCAAACTTGCTTCGCTACTTTCTCCGGTGTTAAACCGGGAGCATACCACCTAAATTTGCTTGCTGAAATCAACTTTTTCATGGGCATAGTGAAAGCACTAGACTCCATCAAATGAGCATCATCTACAGGCGAAATATTTCTAGGGGCTTTTAAATCGCCATATGCTTCATCTTTCTGAAATGATGCAATTTCTTCCATTCCATTGTACATATCAGTTTCAGACAATTTGGCAATTTTCCGAGCGCGATCCTGTTTGGGTAAATTCTTTAATACCTCGGCAAAAGACCACGGAATCAGTGGACCAGCTTCTTCCAACACTTGTCGTACAAAGAGGTCTTCAAATTCAGTGGCGTATCCTCGGTATTTTGGACTCAGTTTGCGAGTGTTCTTCACTCTCGTAAGTCTGTGTTCAACGCAAACCTTGTCATTATCTTGAGATTTTATTGGACATACTGCCGGCTTAGTACACAAAGGAGGGCATATGCTCCGAGCATAAAGCTGTCCTTCATGTATTGGCTTGACAAAAGAGTAATGGTGAGCCCAAGTAGGCCAATGAGCTGAATAGTAATCATCCATTTCAACTCTACTCTCATTGATGTCATAAATCTCTCCAATTGCCTTCGTTTTGACTTTGATCCTATGAACGGGGACTTCCTGGCGCGTAAGCTTCCGTCCGATCCAACTCATAAGTCCAGCCATTACTAAATAGACAATGTAGAGCAACCTTCTGATTAGA